CGATCATCGACCGCATCGTGCACCACGGGCGGCTCCTCGAGTTCACCGGCCAGAGCCGCCGCGTCAGTGAGGCCCTCATGTTCGGCAGGAACACCTCCGCGCAACCGGAAAAATAAGGAAAATGCATGCAACTGCCTAAACCCGAAAAAAATACATGACTAAACACGAAACACCGACTTGACGAAATACACGGGCTCAGCACGGTCTCGTCGCCGAGGAGAAAGCCACGCCCGTACACCAGGCCTTCCACGTCGGACAGGACGCCGCCGACGGCGTCCGACACCCTGCCGACGTTAAGCGCGGTCGCGTACCTGCCGTCCAGCATCCACCGTATGGCCTCGCCGTCCTTCTCGCGCAGCGACAGCGTGACGTCCGAGGTTGAATCCGTCCATGCGAACGACTGGGCACGCATGTACGAGGCGCCATCCGGCACTTGGAACACGTACTCCCCGTTGAGGTTATCGGTTCTAACGCTCCCGACATTGCGCATCAGCGAATCGTAGAAGAATACGAACGGCGCGCCGTTGGCCGATCCCGTGTACACGTACTCCTCGCCGGCCGACGCCATGACCACGTCGGTCACGTAGCATAGGACCCCGTCGACGGTTTTGTATCCTATGCCGCTGTCGTGCAGTACCTCGCCCCTGTGTAATATGACGCGCACGCCCGACACGCCCGACGCCGACGCCTCGCTCACCGAAACACACAATCGCGCCTGCGCCCTGACTGCCTCGCCGGCCGACCCGTACGTTGTCCCGTCCGCGCCCACGCGCACGTCCCTCAACTCGGTTCCCACGTCCCCGCCATCCGACCCGGACGCGACGACCACGTCCAAACGGGACGACAGGGCGTTCAGACGGTCACGCATGTCCCCGGCCAGTTCGGAGGCCGCCGTGCGACCCGCCTCCAAACCCGCCGCGCCGCCCGCCGACCGCGCGGCGACGACCACATCCGAAGATGCGGGCATGGTCGCCTCGATGATGTCGACTATCTGCTCAGCCATACCAGATCCTTTCCGTTAGTAGTTCAATCCGACAGGGCGTAATAGCCCCAGCCCAACGTGCGTCTGGTCCCGCCGTCCGGCGACGTGACCGTGACCTTCCACTGACCGCACCGGCGCGACGCCCACACCGCGTCCGCGAACGCCGAAGGCGGGATGTCCGCAATCGCATACCCGTCCGATGTCATCTCCCCGCACGCACGCGAATACCACAACTCCGAACCATCCGGACTGCGCAGTTCGACCACGCCGCTCCACGAGCTCAGATCCACCGCCTTCACGGTCCCGTCCGGATACCTCTGCCGCCACCGGCCACCCAAACGCTCGCTGTCCCCACGCACCAGGCGCACGTCCAGACGCCCGACCTTCCTACCCATAGTCGCCATACGTGTTTCTCCCGTCTATTCGAGCGCCGGCTTGGAGCCGGGCACGTAGCCTTCCACATAGCTCGAGATCGCCCCGAACTGCACGTTGCACCAGTTCAGCAGTACGCTCGTGTTCCGCGCCTGCTTCTGCAGGTCGGCGGTCACCGTCTGCAGGGACGCCACCGTTTCGCCCTGCTGGCCCACGATCGATTCCAACTGCTTCTGCTGCGACTGCAGGGATGCCTGCTGCTGGCGGAGCTGTTCCTGCTGGGTCTCGAGCTGCCTCTGCTGCTTTTCGACCGTTTCCTGCTGTTGTTTGAGATGGCCGAGCATCTGCTGCTGGATGGCCTGCATCAGGGCCTGCCCCTTCGTCACGTCCTCCAGCTTCGACGTGATGTTCGAAAGCTCCGTGCCGGTCGGACGGTTCGCCTCCCTTTTCTCGGCCTCGCGCCGCCTGGACTCCCGCAGGGAGCGTGACAGCCAGTCCCCGCCGCCCGACGCGACCACACGCGTCAGATCCGCGATCGGCTGGTCCAAAGGCTCGCCCTGGTCCTCGCGCACCGACGCCTCGATGGACTCCGCGAGCAGCGCGTGCCCGTCGTCGTTCGGCAGCCTTCCCGACGAGCACAGCGCGGGGTCGCTGCCGCACACCTTCCACAGTCCGTCGCACACGAGCGCGCCCGCGTCCTCGGCGCCTAGGCGGATCGCGGTCCACACGAGCTCCATGCGTTCGAGCGCGGTGTCGTCCAAGCCGGTCAGGCAGCCCGGCGCGACGCCGGCCACCACGCGGGCCCCGGGCCATGCCTTCGCCGCCGCACGGACGGCGGCGGCTGTGGCGGAGCGCATGCTGCCGAGCGAATCGTAGGAGTCCGTGATGCCGGCCATGAGGAATACGTACTCCACGCCGGCCAAACCGAGTTTCGAGGCCGTGTCGACCTGCGAGCCGACGTCCGGCTTCGTGGCGAATCCCACGCCCGTGGCGGCGTGGTTCGCCTCCACGAGTCCGAGCGCCTTGCTCGTGAGCGTGGAATACCGGTGCGCCGCGTCGGACGCGCCGCCGCCCGCGCACGCGCCATCGCCCAGCCACAGCGCGGTCCCCTGGGACGCGTCCGTCGAGACGCCCGCTTCATCGTCATCGGCCATTTTCAGCTCCTTTCCTGAGCGCCGACCGTCACCCAGTCGGAATCCGACGTGCCGGACACGTCGGTGACCTTCAATTGGAGCAGCGTGTCTCCGAGGAAGTCGTCGGAGACCGTCACGTCGATGTTGTCGCCCACGTGTGGCGCTCTCTCCTCGCCTACGCGGAATTCGAAGGTCTCCGCTGGGAAGGCGTGTCTGCGCAGGTCGGACACGGCGTGTGACTGCAGTGTTTTCATGCTCGATACGGTCGTGTGCTCCGTGTCGACGGATTGCATGAACATGCATCCGCGTTTCTGTGGCAGTTCCGTGCTTCTGCGGCACATGAGCGTTTTGTCGTTGTCCTTGCCGCCGGTGAGCCAGACTTGCGAGGTGAGGTCGGCTCCGTCGTCGGTGAGGGAATCGAGGATGATCCGGCTGTCCGGGATGACGGCGTTCCATCGGCCTGTCGCTGCCCGGTCGGCCAGCGTCTGGTCGGTCGCGGTGAAGTCGAATGTGATGGATCCGTCGTCCCTGATGCGAGGGGCGAAGCGTATCTCGATGCCGTTCTCGAGGTTGGTCAGGTCGGTGAGCCGGTCGGCGACGGTGGCCAGATCCCACGCGTAGTAGGTGCGGGTCAGGCTGCCCTTGCGGACGAATCCGGGCAGGGTGATCGGCAGCATGCCCCACTGCAGGGCCTCGTCGACCAGCTGGCAGGCGATGTCCCTGTAGTACGGGCCGCGCAGGGTGAGCGCGAGGTCTCCGGCTGGCTTCTGCTCGTCCACGACGACGCTGTGGTCGCGCCAGGACGCCGCGAGCTGGCGGCCGATGACAAGGCGTTTCGTCAGGAGAGTGAGACCGCCGCCTACGGTCAAGGTGACTTTGCGGTCGGAAGCCGCCCATTTGACATACGTCAGCGGTCCGGCGTGAGCTGGCCCTTGTGCCGGCAGGTAGGCGATGATGACGCGCCATGGCTGCAGCAGTCCCCGAGCCCCCATATCGCGCAGCACGTCGGTCATCGCGAGTTCGGCGCTCATGCCGCCCTCACGGTTGCGGGATTCCTGCCACGAGCACAAGGTGAACGGCAGGCGCGTCACATGTTTGCCGGTGGTGATGTCGTACACGTGCATTTCGGCGGCTTCCATGCTTCCTCACTTCCATGCCGGCCGCAGCAACACCACGGCCTTCGCGTCGATGTTTCCGGTCTCGACCGTCAGACGGTGCGTGCCTGGCGGTATCGGGAACGCGTGGTCGTCCGTGACGGTGCCGCGGCTGGGGACCATGTCGCGGAAGTCGAGGTCGAGGCCGTTCTTCTCGTCCCCCTGCCAGACGACCAGGCCATCCGCGCCGGCGTCGGAGAGCCGGATCTTGAGCGTCTTCACCGGCCCGTCGATCCTGACCCGCGGCCATGTCGGCGCGTTGCCGCCGTTCACGACCAGGCACGTGGACGAGGCCGCCTGGAACGACTGTTCCGGCCCGTATTTGAGAGGGTCCGGGCAGGTGACGATCAGTGTCACGTCCGTGACGCCGAGATCGCTCGACCAGCTCATCTGGCTCGAGAGATAGCAGTCGGATTGCCGTCGCCCGAGCGCGTCCTCCACCTGGAGGGTAAGGCGTTGGCCGACCATCGCGTTGAGCCGGTCGTTGAGCAACGCCAGTTCAAGCGAGCTTGACCCGTCGTGCTGCACGACACGGCCGCGGATTGTGACCACGCGCGGTTTCAACGTCATTCTGGACGGCCAGTAGGCGCCGTCCGCCTGCGGACGATCGGTCGGCGATTCCCGTACCTCGGCCGCCGTATACCAGCCGTCCGTCGAGTTTCTTGCCAGCGTGACCTCAAACGGATCATGCAACGTGGCTAAGCGGTTCTGCGGACTGCCATCCACGAATACGACGGGTTCCAGACCACTGTCCATCGGAGGCGTCAAAGCGATCCTCACTGCCTCACCCCCAGCTCTCGTCGGATGATCTCCACCGTCTCACGTGCCACGACCTCCGGGCTCTTCGACCCTGCAACGTTGACCGTGACATTGGTCACCGATGGCTGCATGGCCCGACCCTGAGGGACGGTCTGCGCGGCGGGAACCTTCGCGAACACCTCACGTGGAATCTGACGACGGTTCATGGCCGCGTACAAATCGGCACCGTAATAGTCGACCGATTTCACATTGCTGACGAATTCGCCGCTTTTGACGCGCGCGTTCAGCAATGTGATGTTGTCTTCACCCGTGTAGGTGGCCTTGCCGGGCAGCAGCCCCTCGATGACACGGCCGCCGCCGGCGTAGCCGCGCATCGAAACCCCGTAGCCGGTGAACAGGCCACCGGTCTTGCCGCCCGGGCGAACGCCAACGCTTGTATCCGGCACGTTCTTTGTCATGTGGGTCTCGATAAAGTTGCGGACGATGTTCGTGGTTATCGTGACCTCCCTCGGGGTTTCCAAGGGTTCGTTGTTCACATCGCGAATGGCCTGCAATGCCTGATCGTTCTTGCCATAGATGTAGCCGGTCTTGGGATCTATCTGCCAGCCGTTCGCTTTGACCATTTTGTCGAACAGGGGCGTGTTGTTGCCCTTGAGGACACCGGTCTTGTCGTCGATTTTTGCGCCGCCGGCGACTGCCATGGCGACGTCGAACTGGCTCTTATCCAAGTCCAGGTAGCCGGTCTTGGGGTCGATCTTCGCGTTGGTGGCGTCGGCGATCTTCTGCATCAGGTCGGTGTCGTCACCGGTCAATCGCACGGTCTTGTCGTCGATTTTCTCGGCCTTGACCTTCACCTTGTCCAGCACGTCGCTGGCCTCGTCCGTGATCGTAATCCTCACGTCAACAGGGTTAGCGGCCTCGCCGTTCATGGACTCGATGCTCTGACGCAGCCTGTCGGCCTCGCTGCGGGCCAAACCGTAACGTTCTGCCTGAGCTGCGGCCGCGTCGGCACTCATGCCGGCTGCCGTGGCGTTGGCGATGTATGCCTGGCGTGCACGCTCAAGGATGTCGCCCGCCTGCTGGGTGGCTGCTGCAGCGTCGCCGTGGGCCTGGCCTTCCTCGAGGATCTTCTGCGCCGTGCTCTGCGCGGTGGACGCGAGACCCTGCAGCGCGCTCTGGCTGTCATACGCCTGAGACTCATAGCCCGCCAGAGCGTTGCCGTTGTCATCGAGCACTCGGCCGTTCTTCGCGATGTTCTCGTTAAGGTCGAGTATTCCCTGGTTGAATTGGGTGACGGCCTGATCCGCGGACAACTGCACTCCCGGCAGGTTGAGGAAGTCTTTCACCAGACCGTCAATGGCGTCGGCGAGGTCTTCGGCGCTTGTGGTGGCGTTGTCGGCGCTGTCGGCGTAGTTGTTGGTGCCTTCGGCGGCCGTGTCTCCGCTGGCTCCTGCCTTGGCGACTTCCTCATTGGTTTTGCTGACCTGTTCCTTGGCTTTGCCGACCTGGTCGGAGAGCTTATTGTAACTGTCTCGAATACTGTCTGTCTCCATGATGGACATGCTGTTTCCGGCGTTTTTCAGCTGTTCGTTGAACAGTTTTTGCGCTTCCTTGGATCCGTTGACGGCCTTTGCGAACGTGCTGTATTCGATGCCGGCTTTGTCGAGTGCTTCTCCAAGAGAGCCTAAGCCGGTGGCGAACTTGTCTCCGAAGTCCCAAGTTTTATCCTCGCCGCTGGCGATTTTCTTGATGAGTGTTTCGACGGCGTTCCCGGACTGGTCGATTGCGCTGGAGAATTCCTTGATGTTGGCTTTAGCGTCCTGCGCGGATTGGGCGAACCCCACAAGCAGCGCGCCCGCGACCGTCAAGGCGATGCCCCATGGGCCGCCCAAGGCGGCGAACAGTCCGCTGCCGATGCTTTTCATGCCGTTCATGGCGGTCTGGCCTCGTGTCAGTCCGTTGGCAAGCGTGCCGGCGTTGGTTGATGTGCCAAGCATGGAGGTGCCAAGTTGGATGATGCCTTCCTTGAGCAGTGGTATGGCGGTGATGGCTCGCTGGAACGGGTCGAGCATCAGGCCGAAGTTCCGTGCCGTCTGGGAGCTGCTGGCGTTCAACGGCCCCATGGCGGAGTGCAGGGCGGTGAAGCCGCCACCCAACGCGGTCAGCAGCACGATGGACTGCTGTACGGGCGCTGGCAGTTGGCTAAACGCGTCCACCAGCGTGTCGAGCGTCTGCACGAGGGAACGCAATGGGCCCTGACCGCCCTCGCCCAAAGAGATCATGAGGGATTCGAACGAGCCGCTTAGGTTCTCCAAGTCGCCTTTCAGGTTGTTGTTCTTGGCGGCGGCCTGCTCGGCGGCGAAACCGGATTCGCTTACCGCGTCGGTCCAGTCGGCTATGCCGTTTTCACCTTCCCTGTAGAGCACGTTCGCGGCTCGTACCGCGTCGGCTCCGAAGATGGTGTTGAGCGCGGCGTTGCGCTGCTCCTGGCTCATGCCGGACAGGCCCTGCTGCAGCTGGCCGGCCACGCCGGCGAGTCCGATGAATTCGCCGTTGGCGTCGTACACGTTGATGCCGAGCTCGTCCATGAGGCTCTGTGCCTTGTCGGTGGGGCTGGCCAGTCGTTGGAGCATGGTTTTGAGGCTGGTGCCCGCGTCGCTGCCGATCATGCCGGCGTTGGCGAACGCGGCGAGCGTGCCGGTGGTCTCCTGCATACTGATGCCCATGCTGTTGGACACCAAGCCAGCCTGGTTCAACGCGAGGCCGAGATCGTGGGCGGAGCCCACGGCCTTGCCTGCACCGGCTGCCAGCGCGTCGGCCACCTGGGTGGATTCCGCTCCGGTCAGGTTGAATTGCTTGAGCGTGGTGGCCATGAGCTCGGCGGCGTCGCCGACGGCCATGCCGTCGGACGCGGCAAGGTTCAGCGCGCCGCTCAAGCCGCCGGAGAGAATATCCGAGGTTGACAGGCCGGCTTTGCCGAGTTCGTTGATGGCGTCGGCGGATTCGGTGGCCGAGTAGATGGTGTCGGCGCCGGCGTCGATGGCGGCCTGGCGGAGCTGGTTCATCTCGTCGGCGCTGGCTCCGGTGTTGGCCTGCACGGTACTCATGCTGGCGTCGAAGTCGGCGGCCATCTTGACCGCTGCCGCACCCAGTGCGGTGGCGGCGACTCCGGCTGCGGCGATGCCGGTGGTGATGAGCTTCGATTTGCCTCCGGCGGCTTCCATGGTGGTCGCGGCCTTCTGGCTTTCGCCCGACACCTTGGCCATGCCGGCGGTGAAGTTGCTGGTGTCCGCGAGCAGGCGGACTGTGATGTTGCGGTTCAATCCGCCTGCCATAGCGGCCTCCTGAGATTCATCTTGGTTTGATTCCCACCGTCAATGCGGACTGCTTCAGCTCGTTCTCGTTCGCATGGTCCTTCTTCCACTCCTCCAATCGCACGGATTGGAGCAGGGAGATCTGGCAGACGCCGACCTCGGCCGTGAAGTGGAAGGGTGTCTGCTCGTCATGGCAGACGCTGATGGGCATGCCGCATTGGGGGCATAACGAGTGTTCGTAGTCGTCGAGGGCGAGCATCCACTCGCGTTCGGTCTCGTCCCATTCGGTTTCCGGCGTGTAGCCGGTGATGCGCCTATGCGAGTCGCGTTCCACCCGATACGCTGGTTCCCAGCCGAGCCACCTTTTGTAGCTGATGCCGAGCTGGCGGCAGATTCGCAGTTCCCTTACCGTCTGCGGATTATCCGCGAGGCTGATTCGAGTGCGTCTTTTGGGTCGATGAGCTTCGCGTTCAGGTCACGGATCGCGTACCAGACCGGGCTGATCTGGCCGTCGGACAGTTCGGTCATGACGTTCGCCAGATCCTCAACCGGGGTTTCCGGCACGGTCTTCCTGACCATGAGTTTGATCGCGTCGGCGCAGATGTCCTCGATGCGCTGCTTCGGGATCCCGTTCTCGGTGACGGTGTTCGCCTCGAGCACCTGACGCCACTGGGAGAGCGGCAGGGCCTCCAGCGTGATGCGGATGGTGTCGTCCTTCACCTCGTCTCGCAGTTTGTCGATCTGTTTGGCGATGCGTTTGGCGGCGGCGTTGCCGCCCTCGGTCACATGCTGCGCCATGGCGCGTTCCAAATCGGCTCCCAATGCGGCGACCTGTTCGGCCTTCTCCTGATCCAATATGAGGTCGACGTCCACGCGCTTGCGCTTCACTTCCAAAGCCATGATTATCCCTTTCTGAAAAGTCTGCAAACCTTTCTGAGCGTGAGAGAAGAATGTCCGTGCGGGGCCAGAAAGGTTTAGAGTCCCCGCACGGAAGAATTGTCAGCCGCCGGCGATGGCCTCTTTCACCGTGACCGTCTGGCCGCCCTTGCGGGCTACGGCGGTCACGGTCGGAGGCGTCAGCCTTTTGGGGTCGAGATCTCTGCGGTCTCGGACTCCCAGCCGGGGGCCTTCGCGAACAGCGGGATCTTCGAGCGGATCATGGTGTTCGCGTCCGGGTTGATGACCTGCTTCTCGCCGCAGGTGACGCTCACGACGGTGAGCTTCTGCCCTTCGGCGAGCGGCGCGTCGGTGGCCATGCCTCGACGGCGCACGATATAGCCGGAGGCACCCTCGTGCATGAGTGTGACGGCCTCGTTCTGTTCCTTGTGCTCGGTGTTCGTGTTGTCGATGACCTCGATGCTGATGTCGCCGGCGGACTTGCGGCCTGGGGCCCCGAAGTCCTGCACGGCGTTCTCGCGCTGGTCGGATACGGTGTCCTGTGATGGTTCGAAGCTCCAGCCGCCGAGCATGACGTAGTTCGAGATGTCGGTGCCGGCGTTGAGTTCGGTCAGCGTGGGGGCCTTGATGTTGGCGATGGTCGGCACCCAGATGGTGGTGATGTTGCCCTCGGCGCTGGTGCCGGGAATCTCTGTACCCAGTTTCATGGTCATAATGTGCTCCTTGAAGACTTTTGGTAAATGATTGGTTGACTATGGTCGGCTCCACGTGAAGCGGAACCTCAGGACGCGCACCTGGTAGCGGCGCGCGGTGTCGTCGGCGGTCAGACCGGCCGGGTATGCGCCGGAATCCTCGTACAGGGTGAGCTGGCCGACCGTGTAGCCCGGCGGCCGGGTGGGGGAGCGGTTCGCCAACGCGGGAATCAGCATGTCGTCACACCAGATGTTCACGCTGTCGGCGGTGGTGCTGACGGCGCGAACCTCCAACAGGGCGGAGTGGGCGGTGAACCGCATCGTCTCCGCCATCACATGACGGTCGGTGGAGACGTGCGCGATGATCCACGGCGGCATCTCCGACTCCAGCGGCTCCTCCTGCCTGTACACCTTCACGTCGGACGGCATGGAGGGCAGCAGATCGAGAACCGCATTAGTCAAGTCCATGACGCTCATAATCCGATGGCTCCTATCAGCATGTCGTCGGCCGCGTCTCCCACGTATTCGGCGAGCGTGGGCAATTCCTGTTCGGCGAACTGGTAAAACCAGTGGGTTCCGCCGCCTTTCGCGGTGCCGAAGAACGCGATGTTGGCCAAGTCTGAAGCTCCGCCGTCGCGGGGGCTCACATCCGCATAAATGGTGGTGCCGGTGCTGCCCATTTCGTAGCCGATGCCGATACGGCTGATCGCGTAGTTCGATGATGTCTGCAGGTCGGAGATGACGCCTTCCTTGACGTTTTGCGAGCCCTTCTTCACCGCCTGCGCGACCTTGACCGAAGCCATGGCGTGCGCGGCGGCGACACGACGGCCGAACGCGGTCAGCTCCGAAGCGTCTATGGTGATGTCACTCATTGCTGTTGCCCACCTCCTTCACATTCCACCGGCATGCGGTGGAGTGTGTCTTCTCGGACTGCATGTTCAACAACCGGAGTTTCCTGCCCTTGAGATTCGGGTCATCGGCCTCGGTTATCTCGCACACGTCACCCGGCAATAAACCCATGGTGCCGTAGGGGAAATGCACGTACATGCTCCACACGGGAGTGACGGCACCCAACGCTTCGACGATGCCGCCCTCCGTGTTCTCGGCAGCCAGACCGCCCGAGGTCTGCACCTTGCAACGGCCCTCATACACGGTGTTCGCAGCCGGTTCCACCAGTCCCGTTTCGGGGTCGGTGACCGGTTTGCCCATATGGGTGACGCGGCACTGGTCGGTCATCAACGATTCGGCGAGCTGTCGGCCTCGGTTGAGGATGTGCTGCACGTTCATCGGAACACCCCTATGGCGATGCCTCGCATGCCGAACCTGTTGCGGAGGGCTCGTTTCGTGCCCTCGGGCAGTTCGAGTGCGTCGATGATCTCGGAGTCGCCCTGACGGTAGCCGATCTGCACGTCGTCGATTCGTGCGTACGATTCGTCGCGGTGAGCGCCGGGGCCGCCGTTCGACTGCTGGACGAGTCCGGCTGCGACCATGCTGCACACGAGGCGCACGATGTCCGGGGGGATCGGGTCATAGCCGGCGAGCATGGTGACGGTGATGGAGCGGGGGACCATGTTCGGCAGGCTCCACAGGCTTTCCCTGTACAGCGCGTTGCCGAGCAGTTTCCAATCACCGGTCTGCTCGCCGTCCACGAGCACGCGGCTCACGGAAATCACGGGGCGCATGGGCAGGTCGAGCCTGCGTGAGGTTTCACCGGGGATGGTCACCGTGTATTCGCCGCGTGTGATGGGGCACCCTGCGGCGTCGCGCACCGCTGCGGAAACTGATTCGAGCAGCTTGCCCGCGAGCTTTTCGTCCGCGTATTCGATGCCGTATGAATCAAGGTCCTTGACCGTTGCCAGCGTGTCCATGAGTCACCCCCTATGCGGTTATTCGGCTTCGCCCAAGTAGGGCATGGCCTCATAGCTGCCGGCCATCACTTGCCCACCTTGAAGTGTACGGTGGCCAGCGCTTCGGGGCGCACGACCTTCGCGCCGTACAGGTGCAGGCCCTTGACGATGTCGTCAAAGCCCTTCTCCTTGCGGGTGGCCTCGATCTTGGCGATCTGCTCCGCGAACGTGGTGGCCGCGTTGGTGCCGGCGATGATGACGTTGCCCTCATCGGTCTGAGCCGAGGCAGAGCCGCCCTTGGCTGCGGGAGCGTTGTTGGACTTGAGGATGGTCATACCCGCGGCCTCACCGACCACGCCGTTGAGCAGCGTGGAATGAGCGGACTCGGCGCCAGCGACGAAACGGCTGTCCTTGCGCAGCAGACCGTAGAAGTCCGGGTTGACGATGACCCAACGGCCCGCGTCTGGCACGTTCTGCTTATCCAATGCGGTGGCCAGATCCACGATGGTGTCGTACGCCTTGGTGGCGGTGGCGCCGGAAATCGGGTCGAGCTTGCTCTTCGCGCCTGCTGCCATCAGGCCGGCTAGGTACTGGTCGGTCAGGTCGCGCAGCTTGTAGGCGGCGTCCCGGGAATATGCGGCGGTCAGGTTGTTCATGGCCTGGCGCTTCTCCACGTCGTCGATTTCGAACGCGAAGTACTTGCTCTGGTTGATGACGAGTTCGCCGGCGT